GAAGCCTCATCTGTAACAATTTCATTCTTGAACGACACAGCATCAGCATCAGTTCTAGCAACTTTGCAAGCTGCTTGGGGTACAAATGTGACCGTAGTTCTATTGCAGAACAAAGGAACAGCAGTTTCAGCAACTAACCCTCTTTACACAATGACTTGCTTGATCAACGGCACAACCGATATTAATGGCGCAACTGGCGATCTAGCAACTCAAGATGTAACCTTTAACGTATCCGGCACAATCGCTGTAACAACTTCAGGTTCATTCTAATAACTAACTAAGGGGCAAACAATGGCAAAACTCAAAGTGGTAAGGGCAGACGGAAGCGTCAATGAGTACGAAATAACACCAGTTATTGAGTACGCCTTCGAGCAGAGTCGCAATAAAGGCTTCCATAAAGCCATGATCGAAGATCAAAAGCAGTCAGACGTGTACTGGCTGGTATGGGAAGCAGCACGTCGGTCAGGTGAAACCGTTAAGCCTTTTGGTGAGGATTTTATCGCTACGCTTAAAAGCGTAGAGGTATTAGAGTCCGACCCTTTGGCATAGCGCGGGATACCTTCACCTATTTCATCGCCTCACTAGCGGTTGAAACTGGTATCTCGCCACATAATTTAATTGAACTAGATTCGAGAATGCTCAAGGCAATGGTTCTCGTTCTTAACGATCGAGCAAAGGAGATCAAAAATGCCAACCGTCATAATACGCGGAAACGCTGATCTCCGTAGAGCCATGCGTCAATTTACTCCAGACCTTGAAAAGACCTTAAAGTCTGAATTGAAAAGAGCCTTAATGCCAGTCACGAAAATGGCTAAAGGGTTCGTTCCGTCCCAAGCACCCATGAGCGGTTGGGCTGCTCGCAGCTTCTCTGAAGGCCACTTTCCTCAATGGAATACCAAGACGGTAGTTCAAGGAATTGGGTATTCAGTCAGTCCTGGCAAAATGAACAAAAATGGATTTTCCTCAATGGCTAGAATCTTTAACAAGTCTGCCGTTGGTGCAATCTATGAAACTTCTGGTCGCAAAAATCCAGAAGGTCAACCATGGGTCGGGCCGTATGCTGGTGGCTCAGGCAAAGGCGTAAGCCGTTCTAGTAACAAGTACGCAGGTCGCCAATTTATTGCAAACTTGAGTCCACTCGTATCAAGTCTCCAAGGCCGCGGTCGATTAATCTATCGCGCTTGGCGAGATAGTAAAAATGATCCAATGGGCATCGCTATGCGAGCAGTTGATAACGCTACAAATGAGTTCTATAAACGCGCTCAAACTTCTTATTCAAATTTTAATAAGGCGGCATAAATGGCTAGTCAAAATGCTAACGTAGAGATTGTTGTAAGTTCCAAAGCGGACACCCGAGGCTTCAAACAAGCCGAGACCGCAATGGATAGACTTAACAAATCCGTTAAAAGCCTTGCCGGCGGATTAGGAATTGCTTACGGAGCGCAAGCGGTTGCTAGATTCGGCAAAGATTCAATTAAGGCTTTTGTAGCCGATGAAGAAGCAGCTACTAAATTGTCTGTTGCAGTTAAGAATCTAGGATTAGAGTTCGCTAACCCTTATATTGCCAATTATATTAAACAATTAGAAGCAACTTCAAAAGTTGCAGATGACCAGTTGCGTCCGTCTTTTCAGGCGTTGCTGCAACAAACTGGCTCATTGGCTAAGTCTCAATCAATTCTTAATACTGCGATCGAAGTAAGTCGTGGCAGCGGTTACGATCTAGCCACAGTATCTAATGACTTGGCTCAGGCTTACATTGGCAATACCAAAGGTCTTAAAAAGTATTACCTTGGATTAAGCGCCGCAACCCTTAAAGCCAAATCTTTTAACGATATTCAAGATATTATCAACAAACAATACAGCGGTGCTAGTGCTGCTTATCTTGCTACTTATTCAGGCCAAGTTGGCGTCTTGAGCCTTGCGTGGCAGAACTTTCAAGAAAAGATAGGCGGAACGCTTCTTACTTTGGCTTCTTTTGGCGATGGAACAGAAGGACACAAACTTAATTTATTAGCCTTCAGCCTTGAAAAAATTGGCTCAGCAATTGAATTAATTGGTAAAGGCAAAGAAGCAATTTTTGGTCTTTTTGATATTACAGGCAAAAACGGTTTATTAAGTAAGTTTAATCCTTATGGAACGCCAACTTCTAAGACTAAAGACGAAATCAAACCTTTAGATAAATATTCTAAATTAATGGCTCAAATCGAAGCCGATCGTATCAAACAGAATAAAATTATTATTGCTAATGCAAAGGCGTTGACTGCTGAACAAAAGAAACAAGCAGCCCTAGCAAAGAATAATGCTTTATTCGACATGGATCAGATCCAGTTAGTGGCTGCGTTAAAAGGTCAGTTATCAGACGAGGATCGCACCAGAGCAGAATTGCAATTGGCTATTCTTCAGGGCAACACCGCTGAAGCATCTAAATTAACCGCTGAAGTGGCTAAGGCGCAAGGTTTAACTCAGAAATTAGTAGATTACTATGCTGGCCTTCCTGCGGCTTCTAATCCATTCTTAGGCTGGATTGAAACACTTAAGCAAGCTGCGATACTTGCACAACAGATTGCTAACTCTAATTACGGTGTTACAGCGCCAAGTTACAATGGCGCGGCAATAGACACAATTCTCGGCGGTTACGGATCAATGCCATCTCCAGCAGCTGCGGGTGTATCCGCTACTGGCGATGTGAACGTTTATGTGGCTGGATCAGTAGTATCTGAAGGCGATTTAGTTGAGTTAGTTAGAGATGGTCTGCTTAATCGTTCACTATCAGGTTCACCATCTGCTATTGGCAGACTCAAGGGATCATTCGGTTCATGACCTTACCTGCTCAAATATCCGTATCGTTTGACTTCTCATCTGGAGCGACGTTCGGGTATCCAATGACCTTGGGAGACCCTAAATACGGTCTTTTAGGTACTGGAACTTTGGCGAACTCTACTCCAGTAGAGCCAGTTTATGACTTGACCGATAACGTTATGAATATCTCGATCCGTCGCGGTCGCAATATCATGCGCGATACCTACGAAACTGGATCGGCCACAATTCGGGTCAATGATCCTCAATCTTGGTTCAATCCACAGAACGTCAATTCGCCCTTCTACGGATACCTGACTCCGCTCCGTAAGATACGTGTAGCAGCTACTTATAACGGCGTCGGTTATTTTTTGTTTAGCGGGTACACAACGAACTACATTTATACATACCCAGTCAACCAAGACACAGGTTACGTTGATATTGAATGCTCAGATGCTTTCCGACTCATGGACATGGCCTCGATCGCAACAGTTGCATCTACTCCAGCAGGTCAAAACACCGGCACACGCATCGGCAAGATCCTCGATCAGGTGCAATGGCCTACCAATATGCGTTCGATCGATACTGGCGACACTAGCTGCATCGCTGATCCTGGCACTACTCGATCATCTTTGAATGCTATTAAGAACGCTGAGTTTTCCGAGCAAGGTGCGTTTTATATCAATTCCAATGGAACAGCAGTCTTTAAGTCTCGCAGCAATGTAATCAAGGCTTATGACCAGACTCCGACTCAGTTCAATCAGACTGGCGGCATTCCTTACCGCAACCTAGTCTTCGCTTTCGACGATAAGTTGATCGTTAACTCAGCTGATATGACTCGTTACGGTGGGGTCAAGCAATCATATTTTAACAATGCTTCGATTACTAAATACTTCCCGCATCAAAGTAATCAGACTGATCTGGTCTGCCAGACTGATACCGATGCTTACAATATCGCTTCGGTCTATGTGGCAACCCGTCAGGAAACAACTATCCGCATCGATGCCATGACGGTTGACTTGCAAGATACAAGCGTTCCAACTGCGACCATGCTTGATCTGGATTACTTTTCAGTCTTAAAGATCACCAATATCCAGCCAGATAACTCAACGATCGTTAAGACTTTGCAAGCGCAGGGTTTTGCTTGGGATATTAACCCAAACAATATGACGGTCACGATTACAACTCTTGAGCCTATCGTCGATGGGTTCACTCTAGATAGTGCAGTTCAAGGTATAATAGGCACGTCATCATTGGCGTATTAGGAGAATAAACAATGGCAACATTTCCAAGCAAGGTGAACTACGCCACCGGCGATATTTTAACCGCGACCAATATGAACGATGTCGGCGGAGCGATCAACCTGCTTCAGTCTGCTCAGTTCTCAGCAGGTAAGAACGCCATTATCAATGGTGACTTTGGAGTCTGGCAGCGCGGAACTAGTATCTCGCTATCTAATAGCAGCGCAGTTTACGGCCCAGATAGATTCTATGCTCAATGCAACTTTTCAGCAGGAACTTCTTCAATTTCACGGCAAACTTTTACACCCGGAACAGCACCAGTTGCAGGATATGAAGGAACTTATTTTGCTCGCTTAACTTGTGGATCAACTTCAACAGTTGCTTTTATTAACCAACGCGTTGAAGATGTGCGTAAGTTCGCAGGTCAGACAATAACCGTTTCATTCTGGACTAAGGCTTCAACTTCAACAGATGTAACCGTTTATATTAACCAGAACTTTGGTACAGGCGGATCTACTTATGTGGGCTTGAACACTACTGCCGGAACTATTACTACTGGCTGGACACGCTACACAGGCACTATTGCCATTCCAAGTATTACTGGCAAAACTATCGGAACTAACAGTTTTATTGAGTTCCAAATCCTTTCAACAACTAACTTAAACAGCGCAACTATTGACTATTGGGGCATTCAAGTTGAAGCTGCTTCCACCGCTTCAAACTTTCAAACTGCTACTGGAACAGTTCAAGGCGAATTGGCTGCTTGCCAGAGGTACTATTTCCGTCAAACTGCTAACGCCACTCAAACCTCAACAGGCTTTGGAGTTGGTTATGCTGCTTCTGCCGTTAATGCTCAACTTATTATCAAAGCACCTCAAACAATGCGTATCCCACCTAGCGCAGTAGAGTTTTCAACTATTCAATTCCAAAATTATGCTGGAACGGGTTATGCGCTTTCTTTGGTTGCTATGAATACAGCAGTTAGCAACGAAACTTTTATACAAGTTGAAGGAACTATTGCCGGTGCGACTGCTGGTCATGTTGGACGATGGATAGTAAATAGCAGTTCTACTGGTTATCTTGGATTTACTGCGGAATTATAGGAGATCAAAATGGATAAAATTACTGTAATTGAAATTGCCGGAATTGAGCAAGTAGTAATAGATCTTGGCAATGGCGAGTTTACCTCTATGACTAAGGCTCACTACGAGGAATTACAAGCTGCTAAAGAAGTTAAGGCAGATGAAGCCAAGACTAAGTAAAGCTGCAATCCAACTTCGTGAACAGTTCGACGACTCCTTCCCAGATCGAGATCGTACTTCCGATGGCTGGATCGCCGATGCCCGTCATGTTGCAGCGGGTACTAGCGACCACATTGCAGATCCAGTATCTGGGATTGTTAGAGCAATCGATGTGGATCGAGATGTTTCTGGTAAGCCGAAGCCCGACCTCATGCCCGACATTGCTGATCAGATTCGTACCTTGGCAAAGACGGATAAAC